TGGGAATCGCTGTCCGTAAGGATGATGTTTTTGTGTTAGCATGTAGGGCGCTAGCATCCACTTGGTCTCAGTAGGCCAACTCTTCTCCTCCACGTTAGTAAGCGCGAGCCAATGTAATATGCTAGTTGGTGAATTACTCCATTAAAGATTAGCTAACGCGCTAGCACGCTCCACTTGCGCGGAGGAGAGGACGAGGTAACTGAAATCATCCTAAAGTTAGATGGCACCGGTAGGTGCACCTCAGACGTGAGGTCGGGAAACACCGTCAGCTTTAAGCTCAGGAGCTCGAGCAAGCCGCTTCGCCAAGGGATTGGCGTCGTGGTAAGGTGTGTAATGTAATCTTAGAAGTGAGGGTCGGTGGAGTATGCTGACTGACATGAGATCTTAAACCAATGTATGGGTGGTTTTGAAGTTGCCTTGGTAAAGCAACTGTTTTCCACCCCCCTTGAGACCGAATGTGCTGGTCTCACAACCCCCGCCATGTCACCCAGACGCAGTGGCCTCGGATTTGGAACCCGTGGTAAGTCGGTCTGGACGGTGGGGGGTTAGCACAACGCGAAAGTAGTTAGGGAGTAAATAACTCACCTCTTTTTCATTCTTCACAGTTTCGCGTTCCCTAGTTTAACTACTACGATGGGAGCCTTAGCAGGGAAGCAGCCTCGTGCGGTCTATGCATACTGACCCGTCACAAATAGAGAACACCAAGCACCTAATATCCAACATACTTTTAAAACAAATGAACAATTTTTCTACAAGTAAATCAAACGACACAACTACCACAAACAACAGTGCCAATGGACACCAGGGGGTCGATCCCAAAGTGCCCGTTCAACAAGCCGGAGCTGCAGCAGCTGCCGGTGGACCTCTTCCTGGGGGAAGTAAAACACCTAAAGCGCGTGCTGATGTCCAAGTGGGACGGGGCGATGCGAGCGTCACTGAGAAACAAGCTACCCCTGATGCCCCAAACGTACAAGGACGCACGGGAATTGGCGACAGCGCTGGAGGGTCTACAATCCAAGGGGTCACTGAGAGCAAGTCGCAAGGAGTGGCAGGTCCTCAGAAGGCTGATTACTTCAGACACTCTCTTCAAGGGGTTAGGCAGGGATCTGTTGAAGCCCTCACGCGCGCCCTGGACCCTGATCTTCTCCCCGAGATTCGAGAAAGCATATCAACAGGCTTGTGGGTTGTTGGAGCCCGTCCTAGTGTCAGAGCCGGAACAGGACGCCCTCTCACACCCAATCCAACAGCCGTCAACAACCAATACTCCGTCACCTCCATGTTCGGAGACGAGTCACTCAAGCTCTGGTTCAAAAACAAGTGGGGTGGCTCAGCAACCAAAAACAAAGGTGGCTACTTCAACGAGAACGCTCATCTCTACGCGGAATTCATGGGAAAGTTCATCAACGCCTGCTCAGCCGGAGCGGGGACCTCGTTCGAACACGAGTTCTCAACCCTCATCAGAGGCTCTCTCCCAGCCTGCCAGGGAGGCGGGTTCGCTGTCAGAGACGGTCGATTTCGACTTTCGTTCGTTCAAGCAACGTTACCGGAGGAACTACCCAACAGGACAGGGCAACATATGTGGGGAAACACGTCTTATGCCTCTCAGTCAGTTTATGACCACGTCGACCTTAATTTCCCAGCGGTTAGGCTTTCAGCCGTGAAAGCCAATAAGAACATCATGCACAATGTTCTTGCTTACGCACTTGCTTGCGGGCTCGCTGACGGGAAAAATGTCATCTTGTACAGTTGCGGTGACATTGGGGGGGTCAGCGTAGATGTGGTCTTTGTCGATGGTGAGATGGAACGTGTGATTCCTGTTATCGATTCAGAGCTCTCTGAAATGAGAGAACTACTAAGGGAGAGCGCGTCTATGGCGGAGAGTGAAGACCTCAGCAAGCTGGCACGGGATGAGGCAAAATCGGTTGTTAAAGTCCTCGGAAAGCAAG